GGTAATTTATCTTTTTCTGTAGTACGAGCCAAAGAACGCAATCCTGTATTAGATAAGAACACTAAATCATCTGCTATTGCCTGTACTGAATCTCTACTTACACAACCAATACCCTTTATTACCTCATTAAGAACCAATGTTCCACCAGAGCGAGGCTCATCATATACGACAATGTTATTTTTACCAAATATAATCAACTGTCCATAAAATGGTGCTATTGCAATTATCTCATCAATCCCCCATACTGTTTTTAAGTCAATATAACCAGAGCCAGAACCAGTAAAATCATCTCCATCGAGCAAAACTGAGTAATATACAACATCTTTGGCTTCCGTAACTCCCCCACACCAGACTTTTCCATAGAAACCCATACCACAACTAGGGTCAAAAGTGGTTACTCCAGCAGGTTTTGTGCTATTATTGAACGCTGCCCACTTAGAACCAGAGCCTAAAGCACCATCATATCTCTGTGGAACTATACCAGCATGGAAACAATGTAGTCTTTTATTAAAGTTTACAAACTGCCAAGCACCTGTTGAGTTCGCTACAGTATGTTTAACATCAGCACCACTAGCAGGAAACGCTGCATTAGGTGATGTAAAGTCTATTGTATATATAGATGTACCATGACTAGCGAATATCTTGTTTGTTCCTTGGTCATTATGTTCTGTTATAGAAGCTATTGCTGTTCCACTAGGAACAACTTTTTGCTTTAATCCCTTTCTAAAAGATATTCTTCCAGACTCTCTTAATACAATATTATCAGCAGATGTTAGCCATGTATGGTCTAAGGTTGATGGATTACTCTGAGTATTTAATCCATTAACACCATAATCGGGGAGTGGTTGATATGATAAAGGCTTTGCCATTAGTTAATTGTCCAATCCGTTTCATATTTTGTATTACCACTATCTCTTATAATCGCTTGTTTAAGAGCTTCTCCAGCCTCTTGAGCCATTAAACTAGATTGTGTTCCACCATCTTCTCCTCTCTCTGCAATCGCTCTTGCCCAAGCACCTAATATAACAGGCTTCTCTGGAACTTTAATTACTGTACTAGCAGTTGCTAATTCATCTTGATACTTTAAAATATCAAATGAAATAGTATGAACCTCTGTGGGTACTGGCGAAAGGTCTACTTTTAAATTATTTGAACTATCACTACCATTGAATCCGTAGTACAATGGCTCTCCTGTATTCTGTGATGGGAAAGTAACTGTATTAATATATGTTCTACCCACTTGTCTAAGGTGCATACCAGTAGTATTATTGATTGCATCCATTATCTTAATCTCTTGACCAGAACTAAGATTGTAGTTCTCTGTACCATTTACAGTTGCAATATCTACTGTTTCTCTAAGATTAAGCCAATCATGTCTTTCTTCTACATGGCGTTTTGAATCATTAACTAAAGCACCTATTACTTTTTGATAGGCAGATATAGTTGTACTGTCGTTAATATTACCAGACCAATCAGAAGCTATAGTATCTTCTCTTAGTCTTATTAACACTTCATTAATTAAACCTCTAAATGTCATAATCCTATCCTTTAATTATTTTTCCCCATACGGAGCATTTACCCTTAACAATCTCTATGGTTTCTAGTTGAAACAAATCATCATCAAACCATGTAACTATTCCAAAAGCGTGATTCCAATTATGTAGTCTACCTTTAAGCCATCTATTCTTCTCGGCAGACATATCCTTTAAGCAACCCATAGACCATGAGGCTATACCATCATCATCTAGTTTGGTGTGTGAATGTCTTTGTATATCATGCACATGACCATAAACAATATTTGCACCATAAGCATCGAGATGCTTCTTAGCGTGTGTAACTGTAGTATATGCACCATGAATGAAATTCAACTTACCTATAGATAAAACCTCATTATAGACTCTGTATTCATATCCTCTCTCATCCCACTTACAAGCATTTCTGAATGTATACTGGTCTAAAAAAGGATTCTCTTCTACCCACATATCTAACCATTCATCATGGTTTCCTGCTAATATATATCGTTCTTTACAACCTACTTTATCTAAAACTTTATCAAATCTATCAATGCACTTATTAACTGCTTTTATTTCTGCTACCATTTCTTTCAACTGGTATTCTATTGGTGGGCGTTTTCGTCTTTTATATTGCCAAGCAGATACAGACTCCCATTCTCCAACATCACCTAAATTGATAAAAATGTCTGGTTTGACAAATTCTATCGCCTTTAGTACCACCTTGACCGCACTCTCATCATGTATCGGAAAGTGTTGGTCGGGTACGACAATCGCCCTCTTCATTGTTACCTACCTTTTGCTAGTTGTGCTCCGAAGTAAAATTCAATTATCATTGTCGCCCATTTAAAAATCTCATCCATCTTGAGTAAACCTTCTACAGTAGCATATTCTACTACATCTGGCGTGAGTTGAAACCCTAAGACACTAAACCCCTTAACTATGGTGGGTACTACTGTTGGTACATCAAATATTACAGGTGCTACCTGTGTAAATATAACTAAGCCTAAGATGACTAAAATTATAATTCGTCTATTCATAGCAGCCATAGGTGATTCCTTGTCTGCTCTATCTCTAGCTTGATTGATAGAATCATTACGAACTTGTAGTGATTGTATCATCAACTTCTGATTCTCTGCTGCTGCTTGACTCTTTAAGGCAAACAACTTGCCAATAAATCCAAGCATTATAGGTGCTACATTTGTTAGAAATGCTATCATATTGCTACTTTAAATGCCTCAATAATTCCAATCTGGGTAATAATATAGAAACCAATCGCACCATAGACACTCCACTTAATCTGCAACATACTATTATTAATCTTCTGGATAGCTTCATTAGTATCTTCAATACGACTAAACAGTTTATTTATTTGCGTACTATGTTTATCTAATGTTGCTTCCACTCTAATGATTCTCTCTTCCATAATATCCTTTACTTATTTGAGCCAATTGCACTACCTGTGAGTATTGCACCAAAGGCTAAGTGAAATAACCCACCACCCATAAGAGTAAAGGGATTGTGTTGTCCTGTCAGTTTCTTCATTAATTCCATCTGTACAAGTGTGTCCTCTGTTGAATTTATTATGTCCATAAACTGACTTATATCTGGTCTATTCAGTCCGTACCAAACAGGAACAAATAGAAAATCGTAAAAGCAAATCAGCAGGTATATTGATAATGCAGTCCATCGCCACCTAGAGGTACTTCTTTCAACATCTGTCATACACAGGGCGGAGTACACATTAAGGCATCAACACCTATTACCATCGCTGCTATAAAAGCAAGTACAAACAAAACAATCAATGCTATTATTGGTTTACTCATTGTATTTCCTTTTCTAACTCTTCAAAATCTTCCTTTAAATTCTCTACTTCTTTCTGCAAGTATTCAATTTTTAAATCTTGCTTGGCATCATCTGGTAAAGCACCAAGTTCACCTCTGGGCCACTTAATTCTAAACTCTGTATTCATTCCTTGTTGGTCTTGCATCCTTACAACATCTAATTGTAATGCTGCTATCTGACCTTGGAGTTTTACATAGCCACCACCCATAGCCAGTACAAGAACCACAATACCCACTAGAGTCTTTACATCAAGATTTACTTTACTGCTCTCAGTTAGGTCTATTCCGTTTGACATTAGCCTAGCTTTTTAGGTGTATCTTTCTTTTTCTTTACTTTCTTCTTGCTCTCATTAAATTGTTTCTTTAAAGTAGTAAGTTCTCTTTTAAGTGCTTTATTCTGTTTCACTAATGTAGCAGTTTCATCTATAAGTATCTGTAATGCTGCTTGATTTATCGTAACTTGCTGACCCACACCTACAACAGCCTTAATTACTTCCTGCACTTCCATTTCCATACGAACTTGGTTTTCAATCACAGCCTTCTGATTGGATTTCTGGTATTCTGCATACATCGTAGTTACACGATGGTCAATTCCACTGACATACCAAAGCATTGCTCCTGCTTGAGCCACTATTGCCAGAACTATGGCTGCTGGTATCTTCATTCCATTCATACTAACTCCTAATA